CGGTGTCGAGATAGAGGATGCGGTCGTAATTGTTAAGAAGTTCGTAGATCCTAAACTTTTCCCAGTGAGGGGTAGTTTCATAGACTTTCTGGTGAGAAATACAAATGAATTCAGCTCCAATTTTCTCTGCATAGGCTTGCATGAGAGGATGGGTGAGTTTACCGATCTTTTGGTGGTCTTCCCCGATGGCGAGGGTAACTAGAGCTAATTTGGGCATGGGGCAAATATTATTTTACCCCAAGACTTAATGGAAAGGATTTTCTTTAGACTATGAGATTACCCACCAATTGCACGTACTAGTATCTGTGGTCGCTGATGAGTTAATCACAAAGCTAGTTCCAGCAACGATTGATCCAACAGGGACTGAAAGTACGCCAGGAGTTCCGCCGATAGTATTGTGTACCGCGAATATGATAGATGAAGCATCAACGGCTGTGGTAGAAACGGTGACAGTCCCAGATACCATGTTTGCTGAGGTTCCAATGGAGGCATTAGATCCAGGTTTGATAATAAGTTTGTTGCCAATTGTGCCAAGGGTCAAGTTACCGTTAGTTGTAGCAAGGAAAGTTGTGGCAGTGACCGAACCTGGGGCGACTACTGTAGAGGGTAAAGAAACGACGACCGCGCCAGTTGTAGGAGAGGCAGCGACTTGGTTGGCCGTTCCAGTAACTGAGGTTACAGTACCAGCACCAGATCCACCCTCTTGCGTCCAAACTGCACTGACGATTCCGCCTAATGATGTAAAAGATGTCAGAGTGAAGGTTTCATTCAAGATATCGTTAACCCATCTCTGACCAATCTTAAAAGGGCCGGATGGGCCTAAAAGGTTTGTAGAGCTAGGGTTGTAGTTTGTTACAAAAGCAGGCGTGGTGGGGGCAGAGCCAACAGCTATGCCGTAGGTATTTACTGGGGTTGGGATAGACATATTGACTCCAAAAGGTTTGTTTATCTATTAAAAAATTTATTATGAGTTAGGTATTTGTGCAAGGGAATTAAAGATATGTTTAGGACTTGTGTTATTCAGGGGAAATGTTATAATAACATCAACAAAGGAAATGAAGATGAGAAAAGGCCAAGTTAAACACCACAGCGAACAGTACAGAAACCTCAACGGTAAATACTTCCAGTGCTGGACTGCTAACCAAGAAGTATTCGAGCAAGAGATTGCTGAGTTCAAAACAGAAAACCGTGCCTATCGAATCATCGAGGGACAACTTTACAGAGAAATAAAAAAAGGTGAAAAAATAGGATAATTACCCTTTTTAAAACAAAGGAAATAAAATTGAGAGATAAATTAATAGAAATAATCGTTAAATGGGAAAAATCAGAATATCGATCTTCTTATGTTATATGGGAACTAAACGATATAAAGGATTTGATTATTAAATTTGTCGATGAATGTTTAAAGGAGAAATTATGAGCGAACCATGCAGAGAAGAGTTGATGGCAGACTTCACAGATCATGTGAATACTGAATGTGCCGAGCATTATTTAAAAGAGTTTGGCAGGCTTCCTACACCTCAAGAACAAGAGTGGTTTTTTGATGAATATATGGAAGGTGATTTAAGAATAGGGGAGGAATAAAATGGAATTTTTAAAAGAAATGGGAATAGGACTTATTATTTGTGCGATATACATGTATGCAATTCATTGCCTTAAAAAAGAGATTAAGGAAGAGATATATGAAGAGTTAGATGAAAAAAGGAGTGGTTGTGATTAAAAAAATATTAGCGAGCAAAGTTTTAGGAGTTTTCATCATTATGTTTGCTTGCGGATCTGATAGATTAAGCCCTTTCGTTACAATCCTTATAATCCTAGGGTATATAATTTTTTATGATGAAGCAGAAGAATATGAGAAGTTGAAAAAAGAATTTAAGAAGACTTGAAATTTTCCACTGCCTCTTTCCTTATAGCTGGTGGGTAGGAATAGAATTTCTTGGCATTCCCTTTTTCATAAGCGTCTTTTGCTTGCTTTGTCCGATAGGCTTTAATCAACTTATTCCCGATCATTTTCCCGACTTGCTGAACTGGAATACCAATTATTCTTTTAAAGAATATAGTCGAAATTACACCCGTTGGTATCCCTAGTTTTAGATCCTTGTTTATTTGATCCAATAAGGAAATTATGAGGCCAGCTGCAATATTTCTGCCGATGAAAGTCTTGCCCAAAATCGGGATCTTTTTAAGAAGGTTGTCTATTTTATTTTGAAATTCCCTTATAGCTTTAAGAGCACTTTTAGCTTGAGATTTAGCAGTTTCCCCCGATTTTGGCAATGGTTCAGTCTCAGGGGTTTTTGGTTCGCGGAATCGTTCTTTCCCGAAGTCTTTAAGCCTTTCACCCTCTTTGCGGATCTGCTCAGACGCTTTTGGACTCTCTTTAGCCACTTGCTCCACCGCTTCGTCAATAACACCCGCTTGAGCCTCTGGGGATTCGCTTGCTACGATCCTATCTCTCCATATCTTCTCTTGAACGGTCTTAGTGACTTTAGGTTCTGGTCCTTTCTTCTCAAGCTTACCCAATCGGTCAGAGAGTTTCTTGCGCTCGGCTGTTTCTCTTAAGGCAAGTCTGCGGTGTTGGATCGCACGTTCAGCTTCAATTTGATCGAGGAGCTTGTTGAGTATTTCCTTTTCACTGACTAACGCTCGTTTTTGCTCAGCATGGGAAAGAGAACTGACAGGCTTGCGTAACTCTTCATTCACTTGTTTCAAGCGATTGCGATACTCGTCACCATAGATCTCGTGGACTTGTCGGTAGAAATCATCTTCTTTAACTTGAGGGGGATGAACTTTCTTCTGTAATGCTTTACCTTTTTTGACCATTTCGGGGTTATAGTCCATTTTGGCAAGCTTCACTTCCTCGCCATCGGCTATTGCATCCTGAATCCCTGTGAGCTTGTTTCTAGCAGCAGTTCTCATTTCATCGATTCCCGCACGAACATTAACCCCTTTTAAGTTCTCAAAGGATTGCTTTAGATCGAACTGGGCATCGAGCATCTCTTGTTGAGCGGCTTCATATAATGGTTGAAGCTCCTTACGAACTGACTCAGGTCGTCTGGCCATTTGATCTTCAATCGCTCGAACTCTAGCCAATGCCTTGTTATATCCCTCTTGTACTTGAGGATACTTTTTCTCAGCTTCATGTATACGGATCTCTTGTGATTGTCTACCTTTTACAGTCTTAGGAATGCGGGATTCGGCACGCATGGCACGTTCTGCCGCATCTTGGGCAATCTCTTCTGCATACTTGGGGAAAGCTTTTAGTTGCTCTTGAAGAACTCTTTGTCTTTCTTGGACAGGGTACATTTTCTTCTCAGGACGAGTTCTTGCGACTCTCATTTCAGTTGCGGTTTCAGGGGGTGGTGTGACTCGCCCTTTAAGAGAGGGTGCTGTCGCTTCTGCTTCTACTGTTGATCCAGCCTTACCAGCAAAGGGGAGAGCTTTTTGAGCTTCTGGTCCCAATACAGCAGATGGTGAAATTGCCTTAGTAGATTTAGGGAGAAGTTTTTTCAACAGGGATGGAAAACCTAATTGGGTGATATTCCCGTATGTTCCTGCGATTTGCTCTCTTGCCGCTTGTTCATCAGGGGACATTTCTTGAGGGCGGATCTTGCTAGATAAAAGATCAGATAGGAGTTGTTGCTTTTGAACGAATGGAAGGTTGTCTCTAACGTCGCCAAAAGGTTTTGGCTTGGAAGGTTTGTAGCCTGTAATCTGAGTCAGAAAGTCGGATAGATTGCGTCCTGAAAATGTATCTTCAATCCCTCTTGCTATACCCGTTGGAGCTTCTTCAAGCAATAGCTTAGGATTTTTCTTTACCGCTTCAATGGAAGGAGCGAATGTTTGTCCAAATGTTCGAGAATGGGGACTTTCACTGAACTTGCCTCTAGTTCCTGGGGCTACGTCAAATGGGCCTTCTGTCTCTCCACCAAATAAATCTCCTAAAGCACCGCTTGCTTCTTTTCCTTGTGGTTGGCTAGATCGATAGTCTTGGTAGGCTTGACGAATCGCTTCTTCTGTGCCGTATCCTTCATTGATATATTTACTAGCCAGATCAGAGATGGGTTCGATATCGGTTGGTAAATATTCACCTTTTCGAGTCGAATTTAAGTAAGAGGCTGTATCTTTGGTGATTCGTGAGAGTTTTTTCTGTAAATCGGCAGATCGTTTATCTCTAGTTTTTTGGTATTCACCGAGCAACTCAGGCAAAGCATGACCTGCATTACCTAGACCTTCGAGTAATCTTTCGCCCACTGACTTTCGTCTTGCAGGTCTTTCTAGTACTTGAACCATAGTCCCTTACCTGAATGCTCGGCCAGCAGCACTTCCTAAGCTACCGCCAAATTGTGCGCCTGTTAATGCCCCCGCAGGGCCACCACCTAGGAAGCCAAGTCCTGCACCTAAGCCAGCTCCGGCAATTGGAAGGCCAGCACCGAGAAGTTGGGACAACCAATCTTGCTCCTCTTCTTGAGGAATTAAAGATGTGTCAAAAAGTTTGGTACCTAGAAGTTCTTTACTCAGGCTCATAAGATCTTTTAGAGCTTGCTGTTGAAGATTCATTCTTTGAGATTGCAACCGTTCAGCCAAATCTGTAGTCGCCGCTCCCGTTGCATTCTGGAATCCTGATGAGTTCTGTGCGCCTGTCCCCATCCCTGAGAATCTAGCCCCAATATTCCCTAAAAGGGCGTGATGCTGACGAAGGGCGGGTGCTTCAAGTTGGGAAAACTGTGATTGATCGCCACCTGCCAAGCCCCCTAGAGAGCCGAGTCCTTTTTCTAGTCCTGGGGATAATCCGCCTAAAAGTTTTTGGAAAAGATTCATTTGCTCAGCGGAAAGCGTGGGTAGTTGAACCGAATCATAGCCCGTTCGCCCAACAGGACTAACATTGGCTCCTGTGGCTTTAGACATCCCGCTTCTACCGATCATTGAACTCATGTGAACCTCTTTGATTTAAGATATCATCTACTCAACTATTGGACAACCATTCCAGAACGATCAATCCGTTATTGCAAGCAGGTGGGCTTCCAGCCCCTTTGGTGATAACAATTGTCGATGAATTGACCGACACGTTGATTTGGTTGTTAGCAGCCGTTACGTCAACATAAGGGAGAGGACACCAATTCCCAGAACCATCTAGGAAAGTCCCATAGATTTTTACAAAGTTCGTAACCCCATTGAAGTTGATGTTATGCTTTATAGTCAGGTTTGAATCGCTAAATGGGTAAACTTGCCGTAATGGTTGTTGTTGTCGATTAGCTCCGTTCAGATACCAAAGATCACCACAGAAAGCAGGGAGATTGGTTGGGTAATGGCCAATCGTCCTCATATTCGTGACGATAGCGACTTCATTGAACGAACGAGTTAACTCCACCGTCAAGGCTTGCAGATCATTGGTGAAGTGCCAAGAGGTTCTGAGGAAGGGGTCGACGTTTGATACGTTTAAAGTCATATCTTATGCCAAGTAACTTGATGGATTAACGTCTATTACCGCAGAGTGGAATTCAATCTCTGCAAACTGGTTGCTAAAAGTTGGGTCAAACATTTGATCTTCTGACAAAGTGAATCCTATCTGGATCGTGTCGCCAATCAAAGATGGGTTGAATCTATGCCAAATCTGTTGACTACCACCTGATCCTAATTGCTGTAGATTGATATTTTCAGGGGTTAACCCAATATTTGTTCCTTCTGGGCAGGTATAGAGGATTGTGCTGTAAATCATGGCATTGTTGAAAGTAGGATCGTTAGGAGCTTCGAGAGTTGGGCCGAGACTGTTTTCAGAAAGGTAGATTTGAACTGTGATCTGTCCGTTGTCGGTAGCGGTGAATAGGTACATCTGCGCCCCAATCCTCGTCTTTCTTTGATAGCCCCAAGAGACAGGGAATTGCTTGGATTGGATTAGAGGGACATACATGCGAGTGAATACGCCATTGCCCGCATAGGTTCCAGTAATTGGGATATTGGGATTGAATATGGTGAACTGAGAACTACTTATGATCGTTCTTACTTGGAAGATTTGGTTATTGACTGATGCTCCAATTGATCCATAGCAGTTTTGGATGTAGATAAAATCCCCAGTATTTAAGCAATGATCGGGGGATGTAACAGTCGAGCCAGAGATGTTTTGTATGTACTCTGATGGGTCTTCATTGGTTGTGTTATTGCGTAGCATAATAAACCCTTGCTGATTACCCGCAATAAGTTGCTGTTGCAATAGAGTCGAGGTTCCCGATCCCCAAGGTTCTGTCCATTCTTCCCAAGTTGCGGCGGGAGGGTTTGCCCATGTATAGCCTGTGACTAACCGGATCTGTCCATAGGTTGTATAGCATTCATCGATCAATGACCATGACTGATCTCGGTAGTTGTAGAAGAGGGATTGATTTGGGAAGGTCGCTGTTGAACTATCAGTATCTTGATAAGTGAAATAGACCCATTCGTTGATGAAGTCTCGACCTGCCGTGACTCTAAAGTTCCCATTATTGGTGTAGTTGATCTGGAAGACTTGATCTGGGATCTCAAGGTCAATACGTGCCGCTGATACTTGGGTACAAAGAGCGAGGCCATAGCTACCGATAGTGACGGACCCTCTATCAAAGGTGATGGCAGAAAAGGTTGATCCAGCACCAAGTTCTGTATTGATCCGATAGAAAAGGAATGGGGTCAAGTTATTGCCAGTGTAGATTAGACGGGTAAAAGCGTTTGTATAGCCCAAAATTAACACATCCTCGTTGGGGACTAGTGTAGTGATGGGTTGAGCTACTCCTGAGGAAATATAGCCTCCAAAACCAGTCACATCCTCAAAGAATGATGAAGAGACAGCGGATTGGACGGTTAGAGTTGTCGTGTTCTGATTGAGGGGAGTCAGGATAGGGATAAGGTTGTTCAACGTCTGAGATATTGGGAAGGTCTTACCATAAGCAGTCGTAGTACTAAATGAACAGGTGTAATAGGGCGTCCCGTTTTGGCTATAGATAATCGTATCTTGCAGATAGATAGGAGGGCCAGTAGAAGTTTGGATGTAGGGGCCAAAGAAGATCAAAAATCCACGTAATGGATAAATCATCTTTGCACCGACGAGGTAGTATTGCCCAGGTGTGTTATCTCCAATATAGAAAGTGGTCGTAGGTCCACTCAAAAGAGGAGGAGCAAAGTTGACCCATCCTGTGGCTGATGCAGGGGGATAAGTCCCGCCATTGGTAGGATCTCCGTCAAACCAACGAATCCCATCTTTTGTAGAACCATTAGGGGCAATATTGGTTAAGTATTGAGCGATTCCGCCAGTACCATTGGTAGCGATAATGGCATTGGGGAATGTAACTACAACAGTTGATGAGTCCGTAACCGTCGTCACGTATCCTGTTTGGAAGTTGATTCCTGTGGTAGAGGCCACCTCATTGATGAACAAGAAATCCCCAACCACAAGTGCGCTTGGTGAGTTAAATGCTATACTTACAATTGCGGGCGAACTGGCCTGTGTTACCGTAGTCGTGCTAATCGTATTGAACTGCATACCAGGGTTGCCATTCGTTACCCAAAATGACCCTTGGTAGTTCGTACTCCAAAACTGTTGATAGTTTTGGCCACTCCACGTTAAAGGAGTCCAAATAGTTTTAGGGGTATAGGCGGTGTAATTTGTTGGAGGAGTAGCTGGTGGGTTTTTGTAGAAGCTTACATCATAGGCATCATAGGGAGCTGATGTGTTGATTTCATAGGAATAGGTAGTGTCAAAAGCCAATGTCTCAGGAAAAGCGAGAGGGTTCAAAAGGAGATCTTCAAGTCCCATGACGGGGAGATTTGGATAGTAGTAGAAGATGGCAGTTACCGTATGGCTTGCAGCCCCAGTGATGGTAAAAGCACCCGTTGAATAGTTAATCGTTCCTGATTGAGTCGTTGCCGATCCTGAGGGTTGCAAATAGGGAGTAAGATCTTGGATCGTTCCTCCACTTGTATAGGCATGGAAATTAGTTGAGTCAACGGCTATAGTGACAGTTGTGCCACTGACCGCAGTGATCGTGTATGGCTCAGGATTTTCCAACCCATTATTGATTTCGGTCATCCCGCCAGCGCCCATGATATAAACTTTGTCGCCCATTGAGAAGTTAGTGATAGCAGAGACGACCGCAGGGTTTGCTTTGGTGATGCCAGTAATTGAAACGCCAGTGTTGTTTGTGTCGGTATAAGTGGTCATTGAAACCGTATCTGTAATCGATACAGTGCCAGGCATAATAGAACCGTTTGCTTGAAGTGAGAACCCAGTGATTAGATTCCCTGATCCGCTTGAGAGAGTAATCGTAGTTGAACCTGAATTGAAGTATCTCTCAAGCCTTGTGAGGAACCTTGTTCCCCTTTTCCTCTTGATCCTACCTCTCCATTGGATAGCATTCTCAAGATAAGGGAAGGAGTCATTATCGATCATGAAAGGTTCACGATCATTCCTTAACCCTTTGTTGATAGGACCGATGACGACTTTTTCGCCCATTTAATATCCTATTGCAAACCAGTAAAGTGTTACGTTCGTGCTGTTAACCTTAAATGTCACCTGAGTTTTGCTGACGCTAGCAACTGAGGCTACAACGCCATTTCCACTAGTGATCGCTTGTACTGATGGGACTATACCTTGGTAGTTCAGAATAGTAAAATCAACTACATAAGTTGTTGCTGGCGATGAGAGAACGGCAGTTCCAAAATAAATGATCAATTGACCAATTTGCAGAAAGTATCCTTGAGTATTGGGCGTAATATTTGGGATCATCGGGAAACTTAATGCACCTGCCGTAAAAAAGGGCAGTAAAAGCGTGTTGTAATTTCCTCTACTTTGTAGAGCCGTGTCGATGAGAGCTAAGGCATTTGTAGGGACAGTTTGATTGCCAGCCGCAGGTATAGAAACTCTTTTATGGTATCCATCTGTGTTACTTGCTGATCCAAAAGTCACATGATCTACCCCGACTATGGAGTTGATCGATCCAAAGTTCGTTAGCATTTGCCCTTGAGAGGTAGAAGGATTATCTGTTCGTTGAGGGATTGCTGAATAATAAGAATATGAAGACATATTTTACCTTAAGTTGATGGCGAACCACTGCCAGTAAAGTTGTTTTGACCTTGTAGATCGCTAAAGATCGTGCCTGTTCGGGTAGAGGTGAACTGCCTTTGACTCCTTTTCCAAACGAGCGTCTCTTGTTCTTTGAACAAAGGTTCGTAGAAAGCGAATTGCTCATTGTCGCCCTGATCGCTCAAAATCTTACGAGCAGCTCCTCTAGCGATATATTCAGCCATGTAGCCAAACGGGATTGCTTGGGCGGAGTTTAAAAACGCTGCGGGGGTTAAATAGCAATCAAGCTCGATGAGATATTGAACATTGGGAGGAGGGCGGATCGTGATAGTGTTGTTATACATCAAAACTGCTCTTGGCAACCCTTGTTCATAAAAGTAAGAACTGACATTGATATTGCTACCTGCTTGAACGCCTTTTGGAAAAGTTACGTTAAGAATCCCATTTTGATAGTCGACAGTGTTGGTAGTGGTATCGTAGACTCCAAGTGATCTGCTAGAAGGAGTGTTTGCCAATGGGTTCATTAGGAGGCCAAACTGTTGATTATTCATCAAGAACTGGCCACTATCCCAAATCGTCATTTGGCTACTATCTGTAGCTGTTGCATTGATGATGATTCCAGGGCGAATAGAAGTGATGGGAATGGTAGGAATTGGGGCAGATAAGGTTAAACTTTGAGTGACCAATGTGTTTGTAATGATCGGATCAATGGTCGATCCACTCATTATGATTCCAGTGATATCCATATGACCCGCAAGGGCAGGGAAAAGAGGTAAGGGCAGCGAATAGGTTGTCCCTCCATTGCCAATACCAGCGGGGATTAATTGTTGTATATAGTTCGGCCAGATGTTCCAAAAGGATCGTTTTTCTGTATAGAATGGGATTTGTATACCATTAGCTTCAGCACCTTGTAAAAAACCTTGATAGACAGGATATTGGCCTACGACATCTCCTCCTGGCTCTGTTGGGTCATAGAATTGGTTAACACCATACAAAGGCATGTTGTAGGAATCTATGCCAGGGGTTGTAGAGAAAATGTATTGGCTCTTTAAATCGAATAACTGAATGCGAGCATCAACGTCTGAAATCCAAAAGCGGTTAATGTAGTCGATGATTAAATCATCAGAGAGCGACGTATTAGATGGTGTCTTAACGATACGTCGGACATATGTAATGATGTCGCTCAATAAAAACATTAGAATGCTCCACTTAATGGTCTAGCATCGAGACGGTGCTTGACGGTTTCGGCCACCATGTCGGTGAAGTATCCAGAGGAAACTCCATCTCCGCCACCAGTGATCCTTGGGTCTTGAGCAACGTATCGGACATACTTACATTGAGAGATCTGCTTTGCGAGTAGCCTTGGGATGTAGATAGGTTTATTAGAAGGTAGAATCCAGAAATGAGCAGGATCCCCAGCATATCGCTTTGTCCACGTCTCGATCTTTTCCCCTACAATCTCATTATTCTCTACTACGCATTTCACATATTCCCAGTCATGCTCCCAAGCTTTGCGATACTGTTCATTGAACTTTTCTTTGGAAGCGATGGATCTAGCAGGCTTGATATACAAGGCATCTGCGTACTTGGCCTCTTTTGTCGATAGCTTGGTTTGGGGTTCGGTTTCTACATCTTTTGTACGATCAAAAGGGTCTAATTTTTTTAACTGATTTTGGTACTCTTCAAATCGAACCTCAGCTTTATCAAGTTCTTTTTGCGCCTCAGAATTAACCTTGGGCCTCTCCATTTCTTTAGGTGCATCTTTTGCCATATTTCCTCATGTTGTATAGGGTGATGTGTTTTGGAACGTGCCAGGAATGGTAGTCAGGAGGGTGACAGCCGCAAGTCCTGGGACATTCGAGTTATTAAATCTATTTATTGTCGTATTGCCAGTATTCAGATCGCCAATAGCAACGATCTGTGGCGGAGTGGGTCCATAAGCGGGATTAGTGATGAATGGGCTAAATCCGATGGAGTTGATGTTTACTGCAACTTGGCTACTTGATGGTAGGGCCGTGACAAAGCCCGTCATTTCATCTAACTGTTGAGAGCCATAACTTTCAGGAATAACGAACCTAACTTCTTGGCCAATTGTGTAATTAAAGCTAGATGCGATGGAGACAACGGTGGAACTGCCAAGAGTAATACCTGTGATCGTAAAAACGCGCGGTTCAAAATAATCTGGCATGATCGGAGGGTTATTGAATGCTGGCGTAGGGCCAATGAAAGGATAACCTGCCACAAAGCTCCTCTATTTATTACTTGATAGTACTAAAGATTTTATTTACCCGAAAGATAAATGGGCTAAGGGGAAAACCCCTAGCCCAAAGAATTAATACGAAAGGTCGTAATAGGTCGCAGTCCAAATATAAGTACTGGAAGCGGTCAGAAGAGTTGCGCTCGACTGAACGGCACCTGCACCGTTTTGGATGATGAAACCTTGGTTTGTGTTATTCACAAACGCACCTTGAATAGCAGGACCATTGATCGTAGCTGCTCCCCCAGTATAAGTTGGGAAAGATGGGCTAGGATACAATGCACCACCGCTATAAGGAGCACCACCACTATTAACATCGCCTACAGCAACAACTTGAGGCATTTGTAGACCTGGAACAGAGGCAACCGTTTGGTTGGTGTTAAAGGCTGAGAATGCACTTGAGTCGATGTTGCATACGAATATGTTGTTGGCAGTAACCGCCGTTACATATCCGTAAATTGGCGAACCAGGAATGATGACATTAGGCAGAGAGTTCAGTCCAGTAGTTCCATAAACTGATGGAATCCTGAACGCAATCTCTTGACCAACGACATAATTATGATCCGTGGTTGTTGTGATAGTAGTAGTCGTACCAGTTGCAATTTCACTGATAAAGTTTACACCTGGCAAATACAAGTATGGATTCAATACCTGTCTAACATAAGCACCCGAAGGATTGCCCGAGAGAGCTGTGTAGTTAGATTGGTTAGTGTTCCAATTGATTGAAAATGAAGATGAATTTACTACAGTGATCGTAAACGGCATGTTCGACAATTGCGGCATACCAGTTGTTGAAGACTGATACAAACCTTCCAAGATAACTACTTGGCCTGTTGCTAAAGTATTAGCAGCAGAGGTGCTTACAACAGCAGGTGATGCTTTTGTAATACCGTTGATTTGCAATTGAGGGCCTAGTTGTAACGAAAGTGCGCCAGCATAAGTACTAACACCTTGAGTAGTATAGTCAACAGCTAGATTCCATGGGGCGCTAGCAGCAGAAATGTACTCAAATGCGGTGTTGTTCTGTCCCATTGCAATATCCCACCATGCGCGGGCGACTGCAAATTGAGAAGGAGCACTGAATGCGGTGTAGTTTAAAAGCTCTACACGTTGTGGTTGATACGGAAGATTGACTCTTACATAGGTAGGAGTCCCAGAAGTAACAAAACTTCCTCTTGCGATTTTTGAATATTCAGCCATGACATTTCTCCTTAGTTACCACTGCGTGTGCAGAGTAGGTTTCTAATAGCCGTGTCTTGAGTGATGGCTTGAGCTTGAGCAAACTTGACCGCTAAGGTCGCGTTCTGTGCAAGCATACCGCTGTAGTATGGGTCACGATAAATCAGGTTCATGGAAAAACCATCCTGATTGATGTGAGTGACCGCCTGTTTACCAACGACTGCGTTGTAATACACATCGCGTGAGTTAGCAGAGGCCATACGGGCAACGGGAGCTTCTGAGCTAGTTAGGATACGGATGTTGTATACGTTTCCATACTCACTCGGAAGAGCCGAACTATTGGTCGGATAGTTCCATTGGTTCAAGAAACCTGAACCTGTCAAGCTATCAAAATCAGGTTGAAGTTCAGTTGAACTCAACATGAAATAACTCGAGCGCACAGGCCCGGTCCCAAAACGATCCATGCCTTCGATGCCAGACATAAATTTGTAGGCGTTGTTGGTATCGAGCGTGGCTGCAACTAACGAAAAGTCAGAGACTCCCAAGTTAGTTGGGTTGTCCATATTGGCCCCGCCAGCGGCGAAAATTTGAGATGCGGCAGAAACGATATAATCTCTGAGGATCAAATCTTCTGCTTGTCTCATTGCTACTGCGAGACGTTCTGATACCCAAGCGAGAACGCCTTCCTGATCTTGCAGGATGACTTGCTCGTTGATAATACAGCCTGTACCGAAGAAAGCCATTTGTGCATCGATGATGTCTCTTTGAGGAACTTGTGCAGGAGGATCGATACCACTGTTGCCCAACTGTACAGTTGGTGGTTGAAGTGCGCGTGGACGCATGAAACGGCAGGTTGTACCCCCGTTAACAGGCATAGACACTTTGTCGCAAATCAAAATGTTATTCATTGTTGGCGTAGGCACATACAACATCGCAGGCGCGAGCGACTGCAAGATCATAGGGCCTAGATTGCCAGTACTAGTAATTGACATCTGTCAACTCCAATGTACGGTTAAAAATCTTGTTTTATTCTTGGCGAAAGAACTTTACGCCTGCCTATGGTGAGTAGACTTACACCTGCCGTTGCGAGTGGCAATACGCGAATCAGATAACGGACTGATGGCCGATGATTCATTTATATAAAATATTTGAATTAAAGAAAAGTATACGGATTGTATTGAATAGATTATTCCCTTAACTTAATCCCAATTTTTGGAGACTTATGGAAAAAGAATTCATGTTTGTAAAGCGTCATTGGAAGAAGATTGCGATATGTGTTTCTGGGTTATTTCTGTGGTTCTACTCACTTGGTAGCAATGACGATCAAACATGGCTTATCGTTCAGTATCCATGGGGATCAGTGAAAGTGATCGATACGCCAGGGATGTTTTTAAGATCAGGAGCCTCTTGTTGGTATTACCCTAGGAACTGGCAAGTTGAATATGACAGAGAGCATGCTTTCAAAGTGGTATTTAATGATGGTGGCAGTGCAACCATGAATGCGATGGTGAGGTTTTCATCTCCTTTGACCATTGATGGCAAGCGTCGATTCCATCAACTCTTTGGCGGTAGCGAAGTGGCCGTTGAAGCCGCTGTTTGGGCGCACCTCTCCGATGCCATGAAATCATCTGGCCCTGTAATGTCCGCCTCTGAGCATCAATCCGCAAGACGAGGTGAATTCACCGCATTGGTTCAAGATCAGTTGCAAAAGGGTCTTTTTGAAATGAAAAGAATCAGTAAGGTATTGCAAGATCAATTCGACGATAAAGGCAAAGCAATCACTGTATACGCAACAGAAGTTGTAATGGAGGAAAACAGTGCCAATCCTAAGATATCTCGTACCTCTCCTCTTACCGATTTTGGTATTATTATCACTCAATTTTCTATTACGGACGTGGTTTACGACGAGCAAACCCAAAGACAGTTCGCACAGAAGAAAGAAGCATTCCTCTCTGCCGAAGGATCAAAAGCCCAACGAGAGAAAGAAGTCCAAGAACGATTGATGGTTGAAGAGCGAGGCAGACGCGAGAAAGCCGAGACTGAGTCTATGGCATTACGTCAAAAGGCAGAAGCGGTTATCAAAGCTCAACGTGAGAAAGAGGTTGAGGAGTTGAATGCTGCTAAACGATTGGCGGTAGCTCAACTTCACAAACAAGAGGCTGAAACAGTGGCTTTGCAACAACTTGAAGTAGCAAGACTTGCCTTTCAAACAGCCAAAGAACAAGCGGAAGCACAGATTTTGTTAGCCACAGCAGCGAATAAAACTCTTACTCTTGGCGGTGGTCTATCAGATAAAGACTATGGATTAGCCACAATCGAGAAAGAAAAAGCTATTGGCGTAGCCGCAGAACTTGCAAAGATCAAAGTCCCCAACTTCATTATATCAGGGACTCAAGGCAATGGTTCTACTGAGTCCCTTTTAAACATGGTCTTGATGAAGAAGTTAGGGATTCTTCCTGAATCAGATCCTAAGCCGTGATTTAAGTTCCTGCATCTTCTTATATGCAGACTCTTGCCCTGTCTTGCTAAAGTCACTCTGACCAGCATAGGGAGGGTTGCCAGTGGTCGGCTGGAAATAATAAGGGTTACGCTGGTTCTTATTCACAGTGTCTTGGATCGATTCTTTTGGTTCTTCTTTCTTATGTAAGTTCAAAGCCTTGATCTGATGGTAGACAGCCTTTTGTTGCTCGAAGCCTTTGGGCAGTTTGGTAAGTCCTTCCGCAACTTCTGGATGCCTTTCAGCGAGCTTGAGGATGTTTTCTTCTTTAAGAATCTCGTTAAAGTCGCTATTGGTTTTGAGGAAGTTGGCCTCTCTTTCAGCACTCAAAGCTTTCTGCACTTCATTTTGTACAAGATCGGCTGTATTCTGGTTTACTTTTTGGCCAAACTGGTTTAGTTTTTTGTTTAACCTTTTGGTGTCAACATATGGTTCATCGTATTCGTCCTCCTGATCCTCGCTTTGAGATGCTCCTTGCTTTTGGGAAAGCTCTAATTGCTTTGCTCTGTCTTCTGCTTGGAGCCGCAATTGTCTTTCTTGCTCTAACTGCTTGCGGAGTTTGTCGAAGTTGAGATCTTTTTGATCTTGCTTTGGTGATTCTTGGATTTGGTCTTGTTTGATTTCTGATGACATATTACCTTTGCCGTAACGCTGGCTTGCGATTTAAAGGTTTTTGACTTAGATTAATGAAAAATTTTACTTTATGGCAATATAAAATGGAATTGAGCATATTTTCACCACCAGGAACTTACTTTTCTAAATGCTTTAATTGTGGCAATCCTTGTATTAAATTTATTGGAGAAGAACCAGGGAATTGCATCTGGTGCAATGTTAACTTTGATGAGGATGTGAGAAATGAAGATCAATAGACTCGATGCCCATGATAGACTCCAACACTTCACCAAACAATCATTTAACATTGCTGAATGTTGCCAAGACCTCATCAATAAACGACCCTTTGGCGACCATGCCTTCTACATCTTTGCCCACGCCCGTACTGATGACGATGGAGTGACCAAACGGCTCATATGGCAACCTAGACTCACTAAGCCTAAGCCTGAATCAAACTCGATGCTATTCAAAGCATATCCTGGCCAAGATACGATCAAAGTCATTTGGATGATTCCAGCTCGTGAGTTATGGGAACAGTTTGAGAAAGGTAAGCTCACTGAGAATCAACTTGTTTCTGAATCGATCTATGATTACCGCCATAACAGTAAAAAGCTTGAAGAACGTGAAGATGATGACCTAACGGATGAAGAAATAGACCAGATTTACCGCGATATCAGTAAAACTGCTAAGGGAAATAAGATTCTTTCAGAATTCGGGATGATCAAACCACTGATTTAGGTGGGGTTCCGATCTGCTTTCTTGATACTGGTATGTATCCCAAGGTATCGTCTCGCATTCGTCCCATGGGCTGCTTAAAACCCGTACCATAATGATCCCCCATACCAAAACGAGTAGGGCTAGTATGAGCTTCATGATCCCTAGTCCTATTTTTCGGAAGCGATTGCGTCTTTCCTGGTCGCAGTGGGAACATTTCACCGAGGTCCTATTTTTACGTTTAACTCGACATTGTCCTTCTCAGGGTCGAAAGCAAATGCCTTTTGCGGAATTGGTCCACTTGCAGGACCAGAGGCTTTTTCTTTACCTACAGGCTGACGGAAGCCAACACCATGGCCATCGCCCGCACACATGAACCGACCAGTTGTGGCCTGTTCCTTAGTAGGGTCGTGGAAAGGGACTTGTTCCTTACGTGGGCCTCTAGCTTCAATCGGATCTTTGAATGGAGTTTTGAGAAATTGCATAGTTCTCCTTTAAAATTTGGGTTTGGATTTTCAATCCTATGGTCAACCCTACACCTCTGTCTCTGCACGGCTCATGCTTACGGGCGAAACAGGAACCACCGTCTAAATTGAGCGGGTATTTCCACTCACGTGGCCATTTAGTTTCTATAACCAGGCTTGATCTTATGGGCTTTCGCTTTAGAATCACCCATCATTTGATCTTTACGAATATCTTCTGTAGTATCGGGATATTCAGAACCAAGATGACCTGATCCTTCCGCTGATTGATATTCTTTAAGATGAGTTTTAGACTTCATCATGGCATCGGAGCTAGATGGCATCCCGCCCATGTCGTTAATTTTGCGCCCTGACATATTTACCTCTAAGTTGGCTTTGATTCCATTATAGCTTTCAAAAAATGATTTGCAAGTGGATTTAAAGAATGATTCGGATTGGTTTGTTCACAGGACTGTAATATTGATTCATGATCGATGCGTTAACGAAATAGCTGTCTCCAACTTTTCTCATTCCGTGGGCTTCATGGATGTGTCCAAAAACGTGAAGCTTTAGATCGAGGTCTACAGTTCGATAAGCTAGATGAAGGCTACCAACATTTGTTATCTCTCGATCTTCATAACAAGAGTCTAGATCATCGAGCATGCCAAAAGGAGGCGAGTGAGTTACTAGGATGTCTGTATCATCAGGGATCAAAGCCCACTTTTCTCCTAATTCCGCCTCTGATTTGAGCATGAAGGCATCGCATTTATCGTTTACACCATCAAACCATCGGCTCCAAGGTGATCCCCATATCTTTAGCCCTTCAAACTCACATCCTGAATCCTTTAGATACTCATAATCATCAGGATCATCCCCATCTACTAATCCCACATCTTCATCTTCTTTGGAAGACAAGCATTGTTCAAGGAACTTGTCATGATTGCCACCGATCATCACTTTCTTACGATAGTCTTGCTTATTAAGCCATTCAAAGAATTTATGCCAGTCGGGAATCGTGTCTCTCACCGTATAGTCGCCAGCCAAGAGCAAAAGATCCCCACCTTCTAGGATGGGGAAAGATCCATGGAGATCGCTTACACAATCAATGATCATGGTTAATCCTTAATATGAAATATCTGGGTAGCAATATATTTGGACATCCTGAAAAGGAAATAGTGCCTTCATTGCTATCCATTTAGAGGCGAGAGCATCAGGTGAAATTTCAATGAACATATCTTCATCGCTATCACAATTTCTGTTTGAAGGGGATGAATATATTTCCTTTCCCCATACCTCAACCCTTTCTTCTTCCTCGCAATCAAAGTAAAATCGATCTAGGTCTTCTAGTATTTTTTCATCATGGCTACATTCAATTTGATCCACTAGTTTTGTGGTAGGCTTTCCAGTCATCTCGTCATAACGGACAACTTCTTTTTGTACTTCCTTGTAGGTAACTTTGAATCCTACAATCACTTTTACACTGATATCTAATCCCATTGTTAATCCTTGGCCTCTACGCGATTGATTAAATCTTCCATCCTAGATATTAAATCTTTGAATGTTTTGCCAGCCGTTCCCCAGTTAGGGGACATGATCATGTCTACTACGAATGGAACTTCACTTTCAGGATAATGGCTTACCTTAAAGGAATATCCTCTTAGAATCATGATTAAATAGTCATTTGTTTTTTCATTCATAATTTAGGATAATGTAACTCAAGATAGGATTTACAGGAATAGTAGGTATTATTTTAATTCTAAAGGTCGCTCTGGCCTATTCCAACATTCAAAGTGACAGTCAGGGTATTTAGTTGCATTGCAAGGAGGAGAAAGCCATAGATTGCAAGGTTTGCAAATCCCTGCGTCCCATTTGGTGAAATAGATCCCTTGCTGTTTGCATTGAGGGCATATAGCACAGATAACGTCTGGGTCAAACATTCCTTCATCGTCCATGTGGACATCATGCTTAAAAGAATAGAAATTGTCTATCTGCTCATGATTTGGCTAACAAAGTCATTAGCCATTGTTTGACGGCGAGCATCCATCTTGTCACGTTCTGCATCTATTGCTTCCCCCGCATCGATACTTTCGATTTGCCCCATCTTAAGCATTGTTTCAACTTCACCAAACTTTTGAATAGATTCGATGAGTTTTTCCAATGCCTCCATCTTAGCTTTAGTCGAAAGAGCCTGGTTCTTCTGTACCTCTGAAATCCGCTCTTCGAAGAGACCAACATTGCTCTCAGCTCTTCCATGTCTTTCTCTGGCCATTGCAACCATGTTTGCGGCTCTGGCTTGCATTTCTTTGAGTTTCGCTTCTTCGAATGCGTGTTGGATCGTGGTGGCTTCTTGAGCGACGGCGGATTGTTGCTGTTCTGCACCTTGGAGGAGTTGCATGAGTTCTGTTTTTCCATGGAGCGTAGCTTTGGAGGCAATGTAAGAGGGAGGGATGATTCCGCCCAATTGCTGGTTAAGCTCGAGAAGTTGGGCATACTCGAATTGTTTTTGCGTCGCCGTGAGTAATCCTTCTTCGACGATGACTTGGTATTTTGCGAAGACTTTGCTATAGAAGTGCGGTGTCGGTTCTTCCCCAATGATCAATCCTACTTTAGCGGCGTTCCAGTTGTTTAATACTATTTTCAAGCATAAATCACCGAGAACTTTTAAGGATACATCCCATTGGTCAAAGTACTTTTGGAGTACAGTCAAATTGGCGGCTTGTTTGATGAGAGTTGTGAGTGTAGATGCTTGCTTATCGTTCTGAGCTGACCAGTTCTCCATGTCGATGCCAGAGGTGGAGAAGATTAACTGATGCAATTGATTGGCAAGTTCCATGTCAGATGGAGGTACACCCGATGGCATGATCTTCTCAACGTCGGACATGTCATAGCCTTCATTGACCACGATATCCCAGCCTTGACCTGATTTCTTGAGATTGTCTTCGTTGGCTACAGCACCGACTTTACGCTTCCATCCTGCATTGATGGTGGCTTCTGTGATGTCATGATTTAATATGATGCGACGGTTGAGCAGGAACTGAGGATCGCGCATGGTTTTTACAAGTGAGCGCACACGAAGATCGTAATAGTTGATGTGAGGTTCATAGTTCCAAAACACAGGGATCATGGGACATTCATCAAAGCCAAGAGGATTGTCCCCTTGGAACATGAGTTGATCGTTGAGGACTACGGCTAGCTTCCATGTTGGTGTCTCGACCGTTACTTCTTCCATATCTGGAATGCCATACAGGATTTGGTCGAGTTGTTCTTGACCACCCGCATAGTCGAAGAACTGATTGCGAGATCGGGAATAGAGACGTTTTTTCTTACGTCGCCATTTATACCATACATAGCTCAGGATCATGAGATCGTTACGAGCCATATTGTAATTCTCTGGCAAGAAATAGAATGAGCCATAGCGTTGTGGCGTTCCTGCCATTGGAGCAATCTGTTGGAGCTTATCGGGGAATCGGTTCTCAGCTTCTTTCTTAGAGATGTATTCCTGACACCAGATGAACTGAGCATCTGACATGCGCTCAGTGTCTCGGAAGTAAGGATCGACGAGGAAGGAGTTATATTCCCAAGTCTTTAACTTCAATTTACCTTGAGCTGGATCATCACCCATATAATCGAGATAAGGTTGCAACAGAACCATGCCCGATATTGCAGACAACTCACACGCCCTAGAGAACTCTTCATGCAAATGGTTTTGGTTGAAAGTCGTGGTCATTAAACGGTTGTATTGATCGGTCGTTTGAGGATCGGCCCCTTCTGTCGGAATGTAGTTGATCGATTTACGATGCTGGCGTTGGTAGCCTGTGACTAAGTTGACTGGCTGTTGGAGTAGGTTGAAGTAGAAGTTTTGGTATGAAAATGAGGGAGTGAAGTTGAAGTATCGATTAATAAAAGTCTGCGAACCGGCATAAAATAATGTCTTGTCACTGTTACTTGATGACCATTTGCATGGCGGGAGGTCTTGTTATTCCCTCCTCCGCAATTTCATGTATAGTTGCGGAACAGACTATCGCATCTCTTTCGAGTCTCCTCGCTTAGTCGTTCAGGCTGCTTTCGCTTGCCCCTTGTCACCCCATCGGGCTTCCAAGTCAATCAGAGGAGATTTAACATCGACTCATATTTTAATCGATGTTGGATTGGTTCCATCTAGCTTGCTCAATCTTAATTTTTTACTTGATAAACCAAACCAATTCAGCCCATGAGCGTTAAGGCTGAAACTTAGAGTATAAATTATCGAGCCACTGCCGAACGTTTCCTTGGTTAGGTTCCAAAGCATTGTTCCAGGGGGGGTAATAAAAGCTGATAAGTACCTCCTATAAAGTAAAATTATTACTTACTTACTTTATAGCCGTACTGCTCCAAAAATTCAATGTAGTATTTGATTCTGTCTTCTACTCTCTGCCCCGCTGGCTGTGCTTTATTCCATAATTCTAGGTTTTCTAAGCGGTTATCGTCTCTCACACCATTCAAATGATGAACAGTCTCACCAGGAAACAATGATCTCTTGAGATGATCTTCCATAACTAAGACGTGTTGATATTTGTATTTATATTTTTGAGATATTTCATCCTTATAGAAAATTTGGACATATCCTTTAGCATTCTTATATCCATCTTTGCATAGTTCAGATCTTCGCAAGATAGCATCATGAGGTAATCCAAGTTTATCTCGCAGTTCTTTGCTTCTTTTTTCAACGAACTCTTTGTTCTTTCGCTTATATAATTTCACATGATTTTCATTGTGATTGTTTTTATACCAACGATATTGGCAATTCGGGCATCGCTTGTATTTGACCTTATAGGCAAAGGTCTTCCCGCAATCGATACATATACAAGGAATTTTGCATGTATCGCAGCGTTTCTTTCTAGATCCAGTCAAATCTTTTGAACAGACATCACAGAAGTTAGGCTTAGGTTGGTAGGTATGACGATGATATTCTTGGTAGTATAGTTTTTTATCCATGGATAAATTATATCACCATTAATCATTAATCCCTAGTCCTAATTCTCTTTTTCCCATCCCTTGCGACTTCCAATTGAACACCATTACATTCCTTACACCTAAAAACATTCATTTCTGGTTTCGTTGGTGGGTCAGTCATTTGAAGTGTTCCATCGATCCAATCATTAGCTCCACAATCACAAGGGGAAGGAACATATAGATCATTGAGCCAATCTTCATATTCTTTTTGATGCTTAGGACACCATTGCATTTCCATATGGATATAAAATGTGTTCTCACATTTGGCGCAATATTTCATTTAGTCCTCCATATCTTTTTCTCTAATAAAGCACTCTGGAATTTCATCCAAAAAAGGATTTAATGGCTTAGATGCACGCATTTTCTTTAATTCATCTAACATAGCTTTTGAAACATCTTCTTCATTGATTTCTGGTAATTTATTCGTCCCTAAAATTCCCATTTAGTCCTCCGTAGGATATTGTGGATATTCGCCTTTTATACCATCAACATCGAATCCAATGATTTCAAAACCTGGTTTATCAGGTAAAGGCATCCAGTATTCAAAGTCTATTGGCACACCATGAAAATGATGGCCATTCTCATAACAACATTCAGTATGACCCCAATCTTCATAATCGTAATAGGCGACATGTTGTTTGCCACAATCACCAAAGACCAATATTTGTTTCAGTTCTGGATTTGGTTCTTGAAATGATCGTTTAATCCATTTCATATTCTTTTAACCTAGCTTTGCATTTCTCTAATAGTTCAGGAGCTTCAATCTCTCTAAAACGTTTTTCAGCCTGTTGGCCTTCCTCAGTCATCTTTGCTAATCTCGCATATCGAACGGCAGGGTCGGGGATATAACATGATCCTCCTGAAACCATCAAACCTTCAATCACACTTTCTAAAGTGGTAATCCCATCTTGAATATTACAAACGCAGGAACATCCCCCAGCTTCTCTAGTCTTACATCCAGCCCTAAGACACCGTCGATCACAACAAGGTTTATATTTCATCTTGACAACAACTCCAAATTTGATACAATCTCGCCTTCTGCTTGAGGCTGAGGATCAAGCGATGCCCTCACGACGAAGGACGAGAATCGGGTTCTTCTGGTAAAGGCATCCAGTACAAAGGTTCTATTGTCTCATAGTCATGCTCATGACCTGAACAATCGCAATCAGATTTCCATTTATATTTAGGCTTTAACTTCTTAAAACCTTCATTATCATTATATAAATAACAAATGTATATTTTAGATGCTCTATTGTCTTTTCCTTCAAAATGATATCCAACTAAAGCGTATACTAAAACGGATTGATGAGGTTCAGGCAAATGATCAGAACATTTAATCCACTTCATTGAATCTCTTTTCTCCATAACTTGATCATCTCTGGCACATCATAAGCTATATAGCTATCCTTATGGATCTTAAACTTATCCCCATGTATCTCATTCCACCGATCCGGCCAGTCTTTAAATGGGAGACCTAAGTCACCAACAGCCCATTTAGCGAATGATTCAGCATCGCTACCGATTAGTTCTTCTATGAACTCACGAGTGTTATATTTCATATTTACATTCGAACCAGATACGATTCCCACAAGAATCCTTAGAACAATATGTTGTGGTGGGACGCTTTAAGACTCCAAGATAAAAGCATTCATCTACAGCTTTTTTCACTTCATCGGTATAGTCATCGATCCAAAGTATCGTGTCCTTATGAGCCAGCCTACGACAATTCATAATGTCGTTGAAGCAGCAATCGAATGAATGACCGCCGTCGATGTAGATTAGATCGAACGTACCTTCATTGCATCTTATGAACTCAGGAATTGCAATTTGAGAATCTCCTTGTTTGAACGTGAATCTGTTTTCATACGTTTTGTATAAATATTTAAGGGCAGACATTGTATAGGGATGAATGTTGAGATCAAAAGATACAAGTCTAGTGAGATTCGGGAGCATTTGAAAGAAGTTCTCAGCACTATGTCCCGCATTGAGTCCAATCTCCAACACTCGCTTGACATGTTGCAACTCCGCCAATCGCCTATTGAATTGGCTTTGCTGTAGATGAGTCATGTAGCCTTCATTCTTTTTTGAATGTTCAGGGCTTAGGTCAAAGCCGTGTTCCTTTAAGTATTCATCTAATGCCATTGTCTCCATCCAAAACCTGGTCCTGCATTCTCTTCCTTCCTAGTTAAGTTCCTAAAGTTTGTATCCTTTTTGCCCAACTGCTTGAGAGTCGTTCTAGTCTTTAAAAAGCTCTTCACTGCATAGCGCAAGGCATCGACAGCGTGATCGTTCTGTTTCAATGGTGCATCTTTGCCCATCTTTGCCTGTTTCGGGTCCCATGAGTAAGTCTCTATCTCACGTATGAGATTACTACAGCTATCGACAACGGTCAGCGTCCCTTCCTTCATGAGATTGGTCATGACTTGTATACCATTGAATACATCATTGTCTGCATCCTGAGCATGAATACCAAGCCTTTGCAACTCTGCCTTGAACGATGCCGCTGACGGATCAATATAAACCGTTCTAATCGGGTAAGCATCCCAAAAGCCTTGTAGGTCACGTGCATACTCGCTATTCGTTTTTTGCCTACTTTCCTTTGGATTCCAGTAGTATTCCTTCTCTACCCAAATACATGGCCCCTCTTGTGTGGTCTCACCAGAGTGATATCCCATCAGTACACAGGCGAAAGCATTTGAAGAACCGTAATCAATCCCAGCAATATAATAATCAGCAGAGCGCGGAGGACGGTTGACCAGATGTAACTTGCGATCGAAGAAGTCGAATATCGCACCCTCAGCGAGACACCACTCACCCAAATAATTGCGACGATAAAATAAACCAGTCGAAGTTTTTCTAAGATCATCTTTGTATTGCTCCGTTAGAAATGTGTTGTCATCTACCCTGAAATGCAAGGCGTAGAAGGATTTATCGCCCGCTTCGCCCGCATCGATCATTTTCTCTTTAATCATATGAGAAGGAGCTACAGGGTTCATATCTGCAAACAACTTGGAATGAGGATTGGATAAGCGAGATATGATCATCTGCACGATGGAATCAGGATATAGGGTCATTTCATTGCAATAGCATAAGTCGAATGTCTTACCTTGAATGCCCCCCAATGCACCCTCATCTTTAGCACCGAGTGTGTAAATGGTTTTCTCCCCCATCTTAAGTTCTCTTTTCCCAGGGAACCAAGTGCAGATATGCTTGAAGATAAAGAAAGGTGATTTCTCCTCAGCCTCAGTGATAAGACGAACACAGTTATGGTAGAGATCCGCTTGAGTCCTTCCCACCATCCACAATTGATTACCAGGGCAAGTCCTACACTCCATAAGGAAGGCGAATAAGCAACAAATGGTCTTACCAGAGCGTACCGATCCATGAGCAAGATTGAACTTTGCTACGCTTTGGGTTATAAACTTCAATTGTTTAGGAGTAAATACGGGGTCTTTCATGCGTAATAGAGCAAAATGTAAGCTATGTCTAGAGATTATTGAAAGCAAATTTTCTTACGACTACGTTAGGTGCAAATGCGGGGAAATCTTCGTCGATGGCGGTAATGGAGATACGAGTCAAATGAGGGCTGGAGCCAATGACTTTAGTAACTTCATGAGAGTTGATGATGCAGACAACGAATTCGATGTTGTCTTTATTGACCAAGTCTCAAAAAAAGAAGAACTATTGCTCGTCCCCAAAGAAGAGAAAAAGATCGTATTTACCTCATCAGATCACATTGAACTTTTAGATGAAATGATTCGCAGAATCGAAGCTTTGCCAGAAGTGGCTATGTACCAAACAGTCAATCAATATGACTATCTATCTCTGATGATTTGGCTTCGGGCTTTTTCAGCTCGGATAGTTGCCGATCAATCCGGTCAAACTGTGCCTCCGCCTTCTTAATTTGCTCATCAGTAACAGGAACAGTAAGAGGTGTGTATCCTCTCTTTCTACCTTGGTTATTGAGAACATATTGTGATGATCGTATGGCAGAATTCAAATCTTCTCTCTGAATAAGTGCTTCCTTGAGTACGTTCTCGGAAAGATCACACAAGTTTTCAGTAAATGAATGCCTTTCTTCTTTCAACAACTCAACAAGTTCAGGATCTGCATTAATGATTTTCAAAGCAGTAGAATGATGAATGTCTAGTTCTCTACAAACATAAGTGAGAACACCATTATTTTTTTTAATACTATCTATTATTGCTGATTTTGGTATATTTAATGGCACGCCTTGTGTTCCCATAATTAACTACCAAGTAAACTTTATCTTAATTACAACATCTTCAATTGTACCTTGAAACTCAGAGATCGCTTGATCGACATATGCTTTTAGAGTCTTATCGTCTTTAGAGATCACAAGCCCCTCTTGATGGATCAGATATTTCTTTGAGTATCGAGTTTCATCATTGGAGATTTTCACAGTCACTTCAATCATGATCATTTTTTCTTTTTGGCCATCATCTTTGCTTTATCGCAGGACTTATCCCGTTTGACATCAGCATCGACAAGCTTATCCATTTTCTTATCGATCGTCTTTTTTGCAGCTTTGATCTTTTTGTCCATGTACACCTTTATATACATTATTTGATTTAGAAACAATATTGAGTTGTTCTTCGTAGGCTTGGAGGTAATTAACGGGGCGTTCAACGGCATTTATAAAACTATAATGATGAACGAGAAATTCCTGATGACAGATTGGGATATGTAACCAAGGAAGTTTTGGGCGAATGGTTCGGAAAAGTGTCCTTTCGGCAAACTCGGTGGCGAAATTAATGCCCATGATCCCTGCAAGAGTAAACGGCCTTAGGTGGGTTCCTTAACGACTGGCCTGTAGCCGCTCGAATAACACCATGTGCTATTTCCCTTCGAGAAAACAGATATTATACAAATAATTCTAATTGCTCAACCTTTTGTTTGGTCGAGCCTTTTTTTGTATATAGGTGAAGTTTAACAGAATGCTTGAGGAACATTCGCTCGATTTGAGCGCGCTCGTACCTACGTTCGACGTTCCTTAATCTCTTGAACAGTTGTTTCTCATAAAATTCAGGATGATCCATATGGCTAATATGATGCAAAAGATTAACATTTAGTGGAATACGAAGAATTTTTTTAGTTTAATCTTTGTAATCCAAGTTGATCGATTTGAAGCTTATGATCCTATCATGGATATGATGAGCTGAGCGAACAACCACACCTTCACTTGGTTTATGGTTTTCATAAAACCCTTTGGCCAATTCGGTCAGATCGATGTTATTGTAAGAGGTTCCTGTGGCTATAACTTTTGCCATTGGGAATTTGAGTGAACTACAAAACTCCTTCAATTCCTTAAACTCTAGATATTGTCGTTTTTCAATGTCCCATACAGAGAAAGCAAATCCGTCAATTTCACTGAGTCCCATCGGATTCGACTGAATACCAGGGCCGCATGTCTCCCATTGGATAGCATACCCTTCTGGAAGCGTTTCTTTTAGGTTGTATTTGTTTGCTACCTTCCAATATCCATTATCTGCATTCTCGACCAATTCTAAGTTCCTAGAGCAAACGCCAAATTGACCTTTGTATTTGTAGGCCGTCGTGGATGAACCATCGCATTTCTCTGTAACGTAATAGGGATGAGCTTGAAGTAGATCGACAAGCTCTTGAGATGATTGGTAGTTCGGTTCATCGGTTTTCGGAATGAATGAAGGGAAATTCCCTTTTGCCAATCCATTGAGATGAGCAGGCATAGGTTTGACATATTTGAAACACCCACTCCCAACTGTAATATCTGTTCCAACTGGCAAACCTGCTAGATAGGGAAGGATCAAGACCTCAGAGGGACAGCCTCGAAGTCGCTGCATCTTTACCCGAAACTTATTCTTACTCATGAAAGCGAATTCATCAGTTTGAGGGACGATGGTGTCAGGTAGGTAGACTCGGCACATCGCATCTTTCACCAGTTCGCCCTTTTTGATTACACCACGCCATTTGCCCCCTGCACCACAGACAATGGTTGCTGCTTGGATGAAGTCCGCATTCGGGATGTCAGAGATTTCGATTACTTTACCAATCCAAACAAGTGAGTCCATATCAATCCCATAGGTGCATGTAATATTTAGCAAATAACTTTAATCCACGTTCAATTTTATTAACATTGCTTTCAACCCCATAATTTCCGTCTTCATTTGCAATGATATCAAATGCTTCAATCATTCGATCCAAAATGTTATTCCATTTCTTCATCGTTAGCTCTCCAGGAAACCCGATGTCTTGTTTTCTGAACTGTTGCAAGCATGGCAATATGATGAGGGCCAAAGTATGATCGAGGTTCCAAGTATCGAACTTCTCAATCTCAATCTTTATGACTCTTTCTTTCTCAAGATCGTTAATACTAGGATAAGGGCCGAGTTCAACTTTCATAACGCCAGTTCCATGTCAGTTTCGTATGATCCTCATTGAAATATTTCCCATCTTCTTTAAAAGATCGAACATATTTTCCTAAAATGTCCACTTTGCCTTCTCGCTCAACTCGCCAAACGGCTCCCTCTACTGGCTCTAGAGATCCATGATAGCCATAAGTGCCGTCGATGCGATGATCTAATTTTTTCTCAATTTTCTTAATGTTAATGGGACATCCTATATGAAGGAGGAAAGCAGTTGGTAATCGAATCCCGATTCGCCGGATCATGTCTATGTACATCGACCGATCATTCCCTTTCATGAGATCAAATGCCACAAACGGGAAATCAAGCTTATATCGAGTTCCATGAGCCATGGCGAGCCATTCCCCTACAATACGTTCACCCTCTTGGAGAAAATCGAACAACTCAAGGTTCTTATTGACCCACTTGTCGAGCATTTGAAACTGTTCCATAGGAGAATCGCAAGCCCTATGCCCTTTTCGCGTAAGAGCAATCAATCGTCCCTCGTGTCGTAATATACCTACATTGGCTCCATCCAATTTTTCTTGGACGATAATCACGTCTTTGTAATCTCTGGCCTGTTCGGTCAATATCTTTTGCTGACCTTTATCCAAGTGATGATCGCCAGGACCTAATCTAGAACCTTCTAGATGGCCAATGCTTCCGTAGTTTTTAGCTAGAACTGGTTTCATATATCTTAATGACCGTCTTGGGCGTTTCTGAGTAGATCTTGGTGGCTATAATCTTTGTCACTTGGGAGTCGTCCTCGATGCAGATTTTCTTCAAAGTGTCCTCGGCGAATTTTACTAAGTTTGTCGTGTCGGGCTTTTTGGTATGTTGAATCATCCCAGATAACATCTGTCTCTTTTTTACCTTTGATGTCCCCACAGGTATGGGCATATGAAAGAGGAAATCCAAGGTCACACCCGAAGCAATAGGGTTTACGCGATTCCACTGAGACTTTATCTGCCATTGATAGAACTCCTTCTCTTTAAACCTTGGATTGTAAGCCCGACGGCCATACCCTTTGTGGGCAGCCCATGGCACTGGTAAACAATTTATTTCTATTAGAATCACAGGGCATTTCTAATAGATAATTTTTTTATTGTCTATTCAAGAAATTATTTAACTTTCTTTCTATAGTGAGGTTCGACGCTTTTTACTACCTCTTCTATTGCTTTTTTAAAGTCCTCAAAAGGGAGTTTAGCCGTCTCACACATGAAAATATAATAAGATAAAAGTCCTGTTGCCCATTCAAACTTATTAATGTCTTCATGTGATTCCACAAGTTCGTTTATAAGACGACCCATTTTAATAGCAGTCTCATCTTTCATCACTTTTTTCATTCTTCTTTTCCTTATTCCAATTCCAAACCCTTTTGATATCCTCTGGCTTTAAGAACCTTCCCGTAGCATCCACAATTCGAGTGATTGAGCAAGGGCGGAGGGCAAAGTCGCCCATAAGCTTATATCCCGTCCGAGTAGAGATGCCCGCTCGATGGCAGAACTTTTCGATGCTCTCGCCAGTGAATGAAAGATATTCTTTGAACTTTTGATGTATCATAAGAACCTGTATAATGCCTTCATTATAACCAAAAAAGGATTTAAAACAATGGAAATCATCAGAGAAGGGTATGATCGGGTCACTGAAATATTGGCTATATTTTCCTCATTTGCCCACGTGGATAAGAAGAGACTCAAGAAAGCTCAAGATCTAGGGACAAGTGTCCACGATGCCATTGAAAAATTCTATCGGGGCCATTTTGACCCAATGGGTTATTTGCAGAACGGATACTTTGAATCTTTCCTTGCTTGGTCAGCTAAGAACCCTGTCTTTCCTAAAGTCGTTGAAGAGAGGTTTTATGACGATACCCTTATGATCACAGGGAAAGTAGACCTTACCACTAATTGTCATGAATTGATCGACTTCAAGACAGGGTCTTGGGATCATCCAGAGATTTGGGAGTTGCAAGCCCAGTTCTATTGCCACCTGCTCAATAACTCTATAGAAAAATGTTACATAGTGAAGTTGCATAGCGACGGATCGTACCCTATGGTCTATACCTTCTATCCTAGTGAGGAGAAGTGGGAGGTCTGTAAACATGCCATTGCTTGCTATCGCTATTTTTATAGAGACAAGAAAGACGGTGTTATTATAACATAGAGTCAACCAAAGGAAAGATATGCACCTGCCATCCTTCGCAATTTTCACATTCGGAATGTGTCTAACCACCTGGTTTGTCTCCTTCATTTTGTTTCGTAGAGTAGAAAACTTACATAAACTGATGGGGATGGCTATAGAAAACCAACTAGCTATCATTGAGTTAATCAGAAAAATTGCATGTGTGGAGGATAAAAAAGATGGGAAGAATTAACTACGAGATCTGGCTCGATCAGTACCATGACTATAAGAAATCCTGCCCCACCTATACTGATGATGAGGAAGAGGATGAAGAACTCGAACCCGAAGGAGAAGACGATGACGAATGAAAAACCCACAGCAAGCCGACTCTTGCATGAATTAATTGCTTCAAACAAAGAAGATTTCGTCCCAATTGAGTGGCTTTCTTCCTTGATGGCAATGTTTTATACAATTTGTGTTAAGGCTGGAATGAGCATTGAAGAAGCCTCTGATCTTTTAAAGCTACTTTCTGAAAGGGCTAAAACCGAACTACCACATGACGGAAGACTCCAATCCCTCATAAAAAAAATTCAAAGATAAACTTCACCAAAGGAAGGTTAAATGGAAACACAATCTAAAGACATCAATGAGATCGTACCAGCATTGGTAGAGGCTCAAAAGAAGATGAAGGGGGCGAAGCTCGACGGCAACAATCCCCATTTCAAGAGTAAATACGCGAGCTATGAGTCGTTGCGGACTGCTAGTGAGGACGCACTTTCTGAGGCTGGACTTGCCCTAACGCACCAAATGGTCATTACGGGAGACAAGCGAGTGATGATGACCCAACTATCTCATGCAAGCGGGCAATGGATGCGCTCATATCTCTTGCTCCCTCAGGACAAAGAGACTCCTCAAGGTGTTGGTAGTGGCATTACCTATGCAAAAAGGTATACCCTTAGCTCCTTATTGGCTCTATCCATCGATGATGGAACCGATGACGATGGCGAGAAGGCGGAAGCTCCTTATCGAGGATTGGAGGAGTTACGAATCAGGATCAGTCAGTTACTTGGTGAAGAGGTCGACATCAAAAAACTAGAACTATTTGTGATACATTTGGTCGATACAAAACAAGTATCTCAAGCCAGAATCATCGAACAGGCCATGGACGGCAGACAAATCGCTAGATTCCTCAACTCATTTAGAGAATGGGAAAAGGCTTAGACCAGGATTCTAACTTTGAGTGCCTGGTCGGGGTTATTATTGTCCCTAATGTACATTCAAAGACGTGCCTGGGGTGTCCCTGAGGGAGAGCACCAGGCTTTTTAGTCTTTATACATGCCCATAAAATATCTAAAAGAAGCATCGAGCAAGATCTCTTTCACTTCATAGGATGGGATTCCGTTTTTATTGAAAACCTGTAGCAAAAGTGAGAGGAGCGCGGAACATGCGAGTTCATCATCCACGCTTTCTAGACATCCATGTAACTTATCCATCGTCTCGCGAATGTCATAGTAATCGTCGGAGTTGATCACCTCCATAAACTCTCCTAGAAAAAGGAAGTTGCTGGTGGCTCTAGGTAATGTCCCTCCGGCAATGATTGCTCCAAAAAGGGGCCTAAAGCTTCCAAGACCTTTTTCTCGAAAGATTCCTTCTTTTCCTTGTTAAAGTCAATGAAAGGGAGCCATTTCTTATCCCCATTGTGTTGAACCTCGGAATAGGAGGGACCCGTTATGAACAGGTTCCCTTTCTTTGATCGTATGAGCTTCCAATTGCGGAAGGTGAGTCCAAACTGTGCGGGCCAAGCGATGTCGAAGATGGCGACGACGCTTCCCCCTGCGGGCTGTTCTCTATAGTTTTCAATTTCCATTGTATTCTTCCGGTTCATCAAAGTTTTCTAGGTTTTCTAAACTCTCATAAATTGCATGAAGGCAAATTTTCATAGTGTTTACGTTGTCTGTCCCTATTCCCTTTGAAGCCAATTCGAGGAGACATACATACTCGTTTTCTTCCATCATGATTATTCTTTTCATCAAATCTCCACTGGGTTTCTTCTTCTATAATTATACATCTCTAGAAGCAATTCTATATATGCCTTCCGCCCGTTTCTTCGATCCATAAGGAACCCAAATTTATCCACTTGTTCTAAGAACTTAGAAGGGTTGATTTCTGGGTTTGAAATAACATAAGAAAAGGCTCTAACGAACGACTGAGTATGCCAAACGGCTGGCGACTTATGGTAAAACATCTTTACTTTGTCTAAATAGGATTTATAAAACTCAATCAATTCTACAGCACTGTCTTTATATCTAAAATTCCCTTTAGAAAATTCTGAATAGAAAGAGTCCGCAGAGTTCCCCATGAAGAAACCGAGAGTCTCTGTAGGATGAAGGTTATTTGCCTCCGCTAACTTTTTCAGTTTGACATATTCTGGATATTGGAGACTATTTGCGTAGAAATCCAAATAGTCCGACATTTTCCAGTCTCGACGGTAAGAGTTCAGTGTGGATATCTGTTGTGAACCTATTTGATCCTTTTGTATGTAATAAATTGGAAGATCCAATCTCTTAGCGGCCTCGAGCCGATGCTGGCCATCAATGACCTCAAACTCCTCATTCACCAGAATGGGGGAGCATTCGAGTAGGTTTTCTTTAGAAATTGAAAGCATCAAATCCTCGACATGCTTTTCATGAAGCTTGCGATTACCACCTTTGACGGTTTTGAACATATTATAGTTTTTTGTTTTTTCCATTTTTATCCTTTGGTTTGTAGTAAATTTTAGATTTTTCACTTAATGTAACTATATAAACATGCTTAGGGTTTACACAGTTCTTTTCCTTACAAGTCGATATCACTACGAATTTTTTAGAATCCAAACTTTTTAAATGATTCCAGAAAATCATTGCGGCGACACGAATAGGCATACTCTTTCCATCCATGACAAACGCAACTTGTTTGATTGTCTTCATCCTGTCATAAGAATAAATCCAATGATCCCCCACTTTCTTGACCCGATTGAAGAGTCGCCGACGGGCATAGAAATATCGCTTCAAAAACTTAGGGTCTTCTTGAAATGTGAGTTTATCGTCCATGATGGTATTATAACAAACCCGTGATAAAACACAATTGGTAAACTTTATTTTACCCGTACTTCTTAAACTCCCGCTCCCACTCTGACGGCAGGTCGATCCGCTTCAACTGACCCTTATATCCCATAGTATTCAAGATCCCACAAAGCTCACTCCTAAACTCTCTATGTCCCTGATGGAATGAAATGCAATAGGCTCCATTGCGGGTGGGGAAGCCGTGGACGAAAAGGACGGAGAGCCATTCATCGCGATCCTGCTGAACCTCGACCTTGATATCCTCAGTGAACCGAACCTTTCCAATCATTTTGTGATAGTAAGTAATATTTTCCTTGGCAGCTGGATGCGGGCTATTGCCCTTTTGAGCTTTTGGCTCTCCGTCTTCATATTTCATTTACTTTTTTCTTATATTAAACCGTTTTAAAAGGATCTCTTCAAAAGTTTCGCATTGGAGATCCAGAGAGATCGAATCGCCCGATTGGAAGGCCACGAAGCTCTTATGGATCGTCAGAAGATGTGGTTCGCCACGGTTGGCGAGGATTGTTTTGATCTGTCTTGCAACCTCTAGGTTCTGTTTGACCTTGGCCTCTGAGGTATTGGCAGGGGTCATCTGAATCTTGATCTTATCGAACTGTCGTCGCAAGGAATCGGGACTTTGGACATTTTTCCACCAAAAGTCGCTAATTTCAAATATAAATCTCAAGACAGACTTTATGTCATCCCAACTACGATGATCGATCCTGTGGCATTTTTCGAGGTCTTTAGCCCATTGGATAAGATTGGGAGGCTTGTGTCCTGGATTGATCTTAAGGATTCGATCCCAAAGGTCATTGGCTATTTCTGTAGATTCAATTGGAATTTTGGAAGGGGTATCTTCTTTCTTGGTGTCTTTCAGTACTTGGTTAGAATCAGTACTTGGTAGTGCGGGATTTTCCGTTTGCGGATCTTCCGTATACGGAAAACCCCGAAGCGGTAAAATTTTTTGAATTTCTTGAGAATATGGGTAAATAGTGTAATCGACGGCTCCGAACTTACCACCCTGGTTTGATTGAGATTTGACGACGAGACCCTCTTTCTCCAATTCTTTGAGGGCTGAATAAATGGCATCCGCCCCCTCCTTGGACACTTTCGCTAAATGGGTCACATGAAATTGCCAGTCCTCAGACTTGGACATGCAGAAAGCCCAAAGACCCTTTGCTTTGAAGGAAAGTCGAGGATTTTCTAGGACTCCGTTGAATAAAACGGTGAAGTTTTTTTGTATTTGTACTTTTACGACGGTCATAAGCTCCTCTATGGTTTTGAAGCCCTGCCACTCTCTAGACCAACGGTAAGAAATTACTTAGGATTGCATTTTAGCGACCGCTATGTAAAATGGATGATGTTCACACAGAACATTTCCGTTGGCCCTAGATTATTGGCTAGGGCCTCTTTTTTTACCCAACATACCCCTTAGATCAAAATAAATCCACCACTTGTCGTAAATTCCTTCATCGGTTAAGTTGGGATCAACATTTTTTCTCCATTTAAAAAAAATGTTTTTTTCATTCTTACCTTTGGTTGGGTCCCTTAGTTCGGGGACCCATTTTTATTAGGAGCATATGGTCACAATCGAGTTTCAAGGCGAGATGCCAAAGATTTATGAAATGCACTGTTTTAGAGTCCATTGGTCAGACTTTGATCGGGAGGCAGAACTGGCAAAGACCTACAAAGTCCTTTGCTCTGTCGTTTGCCAAGACGGCGTATTCCTCGTTCTTTTGCCCAAGGACAACCGATATTGCAACTTTGACATAAAGACCGGTCCCATCAGAAATGGCTCAAAATAGCCCTATTTGCAGAAGTTCTCACGAATTCCAAAGGTGTCCACGAACGTAACCCCGCAGAAGCTACACTCCAAAACCTCTTTATAAATTATCTTTGGCGGGTGCTTGCGAAAGTATCGCTTGCAATTGACACATGTCTTGGGGAGCTTTGGGTTGATTCTAGGAAGTCCCTGACCCCTTCTGTGACGCTTGACGGTAATGCTAAAGTTCATCAGAGCGCATGGTAACACTCAAATTATTTTTAGACACACCGATAATATGAAGTAAAAAACGAAAGCTACAATACAGGCCAACCAAGCTATCACTAGAGCTATGAAGATGAGGGGAATAAACCTCATCTATCATCCTCGCCAATCAAATATGCAATGACCCCGATTAAGACCAGAGCCATTGTGATAAATGATATAACTTGAAGGTTATTCATCATCCCCTAGTTCTAAAGGGAAGATCAAAATCTTCATGCCCTTGTCGGCATCGAGCGAGTGACGTTGGATTTGAGCTTCAACGGTAAATCCTGGCTCTTTGTCCAATGTTGATCGGAAAGATGTGCAGGAAGTTAGTAGTGGTAATAGAAGTAGATATTTCATAAACACCTCGGTTGAGCCATTTTTGTAACACAACCGAGGATTTTGAGGGAAGTTAGAAACCGAGACCAGAGGAGATGAAAATCTCTTTATCGATAGTCATCCCTGCTTCGATGAAGTGGAAACGGCCAACCTCTTGGCGGATGTGATAACCGACTTTGAACGGAACATCCCAAAGTTTGGTTGCCATCCGGTTGTGAGCCGCATCGATAACGACGACATGACTCAGATTGATCCCAGCACCAACATAGATCCCTTGAAGGATTGCAGGAGTGGCTAGAACTGAAAACTCAACTCCAACTCTTGAATATTCGGGATGATGAGTATAGTCACCAGAAGCATCAAAGCCAAAGTATTGGTTCCAGACTCGTGATCCGAGTCCAACCTTCGTCCCACGAAAAAACTCCCAATTGGGACTCTTTGGAGCTGCACTGCCCATTTTGACATAAGCGGCTTCATCCCATTTTAGATTGGAGAAGTCCAAGAAAGAAGGGGTGTCAGCGAACAAAGTAACTGTTGATGCTAGTAATGTTAAAAGAAATTTCATAACTCTCCTTAAGTTAAAGTTATGAGTGAAGAGTAGATTTGGGAGATATTTTAAGGCAATGCTAAGATTTTTTTACTTCTTCTTAGATCCGACCTTCATCCCTTTCTTGCGAGCCTCACTGAGTGCGATTGCGATGGCCTGTTTCGGGTTATGAGTTGCAGGGGCAGATTTCTTGCCAGGGTGCATGTTCCCTTCCTTAAAGTCGTGCATGCGCTTCTCTACAAATTTCCTTGCTTTCTTACTTTCCTTGGCCATGAGGTTCCTCTATTGGATTGGTGATTTTTTGGACAAACTTTCGATCTTCTGATGTCCATTCAGATGTAGGTTTGTACTTGTGGTTGGAGTCTTGGATCATTTGCGTGATGGTGGGATAGTGAATGACTGTTTTAGGTTTGGAGGTGGGGTCGGGAGAGACGAGTTTTGATCGTTCGCAACAACAATACCAACATGCTACTAGTCGGATCATAAGTTATTCTACAAATCCATAAAGGGTAAATGTGCCACTAAAGGTTCCTCTCGTTTCTGTGACAATTTGGAAAGCATTCGTGTCAGTAGGAGTAGCTGCATTATAATAAATTCCTGCGGTCATTTGCATACTATTTCCTGATGTAGAAACTCCTGAAATTTCATCAAATGAAGTTTCCTCAGATTGACCTAAAAATAAAGATCCAGAAGCTCCGATTCCGCCCCCAATCACTTGAACAGCCATTAATAATCCGTCCACAACAGTTACATTAGATCCAGTTGCAGAATTATAAGACCAACTATTTAAACCAGAAATATATCCAGTAGAGGCATAAGAACTACCTCCGTTTGAGGAAACTTGTAAAATCAAATAATCTGCGCCAGTTCCAAATGTCAAATCTCTAAATGTGATTTGATAACTTTTATAGGAAGCATTGAGAGTAAAAGCTAGAGAACTCGAAGTAGATGCTGTTTGTGAAGAGAGCAAAACCAAAGAACCACTAGTTGCTGTATTCGCAATCGTAATCGCTCCTGCCGATGGCGTGACTGAGATGCCTGAGCCTGCGGTGATTGTGGTTTGAAGGAGTTGATCGACAGATGTATCGAGGCCAACGACAACGGCTGAGGATGTTGAGGTGTTGCCTGTGATGCCTGAAATATAGGCTGTTGAAAGTTGTTGAGTGCCTGTTCCTGTCCCTGCACCTATACGAAGTTCATTAGATTTACCAGCCGAACCATTACTATTTAAAGTAATATTATCTGATTCACTAGAAGTATATAATATTCCTGACTGATATCCCAATGATAGGTTGTAACTACCAGTCAAAAGATTTCCTAATGATTTGGCTCCCCATGCACAATTGTAACTTCCTGATGACAAAGATTGTAAAGCAATTAATCCATTAGCAGTATTGTAAGTTCCAGAAGTTAATACTCCAAAAACGGCTGCTCCCAAACCAGTATTGTCTGTTCCAGATATACTGGAATTACCCGCTGATTTACCAATAATTGTATTCCCACTTGCATCGGTAACATTAAATGTAGATGTGGTTCCACTATTTACAAAGCCGACACTTGACCCAGAATTTTGAGTTGATTTATGAGCATAGACCGTAACGGTAGACCCAGTTATCGACCCTGTGTCGCCATCAATCGTCTGTATGCCTGATCCACTACCACCTGAGTTGTTATTTGCGCCAGCTTGGGACATGATGACTCCTTACTCCGCTGTCTCACTACCATGATGTGTAATCATGTGGCAATTTGCACAGAGCATAATACATTTTTTTGCTTCTTCCATTATGCACTCCCAACTATTACGTAAGAGGGGAGCCATTTCATATTTTTTCTTTTCGACATGATGGAATTGAAAAACGCGAATGGGAAGATTTTTTTCACCACACATATTGCATTTATTGCCAAAGTGCTTAATGAGACGGATTCTTTTGTCTCTAACCTTTTTGCAATTTTGCTGGTTCCGATGTTCCCTAATATTTTTGATGCCTTTTCCGAATCTTGGATGAGGTCTACCGCATTTTTTCCAACTGATTGATGCTGCATTACATTTTCTGCATAGTCTTGAGATAAGCGTAGGTTTGTATTGCAATTTTCTTTCATGGCATTGAGGACATTCTCGCCAATATCTCTTGGCTGTTTTTCTCCCGAATAATCCTGTAATGTCGCCATGACCAAACTTTGCTCTTTTACCCCAACAAAATTTGCACAATCCACTATGAGGCGTATTTTTTCTGACCAAGATTTCTTTCTGACATCCTGAACAGATGATTTTACGAGCAAGTTTTTTTCGACCGCCCGCCAATACATATAACTTTTCTTCCATAAGCATCTCCTAAGAGACACAATTATATGTGAAAATGTCATAAAGTATCTATCCCGTTCTGTTCTGTATAAGCATACAAAGTTACTACATACACCGAACCCGAACCAGATGTTCCCTTTACAAATATCTGGGTTCCTTGCCTAAATACCAACTCTGCCGATGGATTGCCCCGATTAGTGCCAGCATCATAAAGGACGAATCCGCCCATAGGGACATAATCATAGTCATTTGTGCCATCGACACTGACCGTTACATCCTCAGTTGAGTTGTTCACAATCTTTAGAATACGGACGGGATAGGTGAAGGCGGTTCCGACTGCGGCATAGGTTCCGCTAACAGAACCAGATGAGAGGGAGCGAAGAAGATCCCATTTAAGGACAGTTGATTGTGCGCCCATGTAACCTCATGTATAGTTTAAATTTTACTATACACTTCAGCTACCTTTTCTATCACATCTTTTGTTTCAGGAAGATATTCACTCCAAGGGCGAGTTAAATTATCAGCTGTATGTTGGCCGATTTCAGCGGTGGAGGTGCAAAGATCGTCGAGGGCGAGTTTCTTGCACATTGATATAGCTTTGTAATGCTTCGTCCCATTGCGCCAAGGAAGCAAGTGATCTGGGTGCTTGATACTTGGAATCAGGAAGATCCAATTGTCAAAGGCTCCTGCGATATGAATAGGGGCACTGTCATTGGAGATAAGTGCAGGAATCAGTGAAATAATTGCTATCAATTCGCTCAAACTGATCTTGTTGGTGAGATCGATTGCAACCTCACGAGTCTCTAGTTTTATGACCCCACGAGTCTCACTATCTTGACCTACAAAGACAGGAATCAAACCCTTTTCTATTAGACCATCAACTACTTCCTGCCACCATTCAGTTGGAAAGGTTTTGGATTGCCAGTGACGGCCAGCATGGATGAGGACGCAATTATTGAACTCTTGAAAAGCGAATCGAGTACATATATTTACTCCTGCCATAGAATCGACTTTTAACTGATAAGTCTTATCTTTGTCGGGAAGGGTGCGCGCAAGGACGGCAATAGAGCAGAAATCCACCGTATGGCACATCATGTTAGAAACCACATGATATTGGATCATGTCGGGTGTAGGAAGCGTGGTTCGGGTGAAGGGTTGAGTGGTTACACCCTCCCATAGATTCTCTTCATGTTTTTTGATAGGGAGAGGCAAGTGGGCGAACAATTCAGGGAAATGAGTATGTAGCCTAATATCTGCTCCTGGCCAAACATGGTTCATAGCGAAGCGAATAGTGGGTTCTGCTTGGACTTGATCGCCAAGACCGCCTTGCACAGATAGCCAGATATATTTGGGAGCGATGTAATCAGGGGGCAACTTGGCGATTCGTTCGAGATCCTCTTGAATAATAGTAAGTACTCTTTCAGGTGAACCAACGCCAGCATAGTGAATAAAATAAGCTTCAAATCTCTCAACGCCTATGAACTTATCAATGCAGAACATGCGGTTCCATTTATAGTCCAACATGCTGACAGGGATTTTTTGTTTCTTGATCTGTAGATTGAGATAAGTTTGCTCGAAGAAGTTAGAGGCTTCTAGGTTTGGTTTAACGAATAGAAGTTGATGAATCTTGCTTATGACCATCACGCCAGTATTGAAATAGATTTTGTCCCAAGGCATGTCGGTATATCCATAGGCTTGGCAACCTTGCATGAAAGCGTAGGTGCGATCTTCAACAAAGGGTTGTTCATTGAGAATGCCTAGATGAGTGTCTGGAATGATGTCGAAGATATTGGGAGCATGATCTCTTATGATGATGTCGGTGTCGAGATAGAGGATGCGGTCGTAATTGTTAAGAAGTTCGTAGATCCTAAACTTTTCCCAGTGAGGGGTAGTTTCATAGACTTTCTGGTGAGAAATACAAATGAATTCAGCTCCAATTTTCTC